TACTCCCGCCTATGGCCATGACTGCACGCCCCTGTCGCCGTTGTTGGAAGGGATAGCTGAAGGTACGACCGTCTATGCCGACAAAGGCTATGACAGTGCGGAAAACCGGCAACATCTGAAAGAACATCAGTTACCGGACGGCATTATGCGCAAAGCCTGCCGCAACCGTCCGCTGTCGGAAGTGCAAACCAAACGTAACCGATATTTGTCGAAGACCCGTTATGTGGTCGAACAAAGCTTCGGTACGCTGCACCGTAAGTTCCGCTATGCGCGGGCAGCCTATTTCGGACTGATTAAAGTGAGTGCGCAAAGCCACCTGAAGGCGATGTGTTTGAACCTGTTGAAAGCGGCCAACAGGCTAAGTGCGCCCGCTGCCGCCTAAAAGGCAGCCCGGATGCCTGATTATCGGGTATCCGGGCAGGATTAAGGGGGTGTTTGGGTAAAATTAGGCGGTATTTGGGGCGAAAACAGCCGAAAACCTGTGTTGGGGTTTCGGCTGTCGGGAGGGAAAGGAATTTTGCAAAGGTCTCAACTTGAACAAAAAAGAACCGCCCTGATTCAGGGCGGTTATGTTTTCTGGCGGAAACGGTGGGATTCGACTAAATTTTATTTCATTGATTTAAATATATTTATTTCTTATGAAAATTTAATTTACCATAAAAACAGCCATATACAAAAATCTTGGAGTAACTATTGCATTACACTATTAGAAGAATGCCGTCTGAAGTGTTTTCGGACGGCATTTCCCAAGCTGCCGGAAAAAAGCTAAAATGCCCGCAAACAGACAAGGAGCAGCGATGCAAAACCAAAATACACGCCCCGTCAAAATCGAGCTTAAAGGCGAAGCAGGCAAACGCGTACTGCTTGCCGCCGCCCGCCGCATTGCCAAAACCCATCAAAAAGCCGTCAAGGCACTTGCCGACAAATGATAGACGGCGAACTGGTCGCGCTTATCCATCAAACCGTATTGGCGGATGAAGCGGGTTTGAAAGGGCGGGCGGATATGGCGCGCTTGGACGGCGCATTGTCGCGGATTGCCAACTGGCGGCAGTATGAAAACCTTGAGGACATCTACGAAATCGCCGCCCTCTATGCACAAGCCATAGCCAAAGCCCACGCCTTTCCCGACGGCAACAAGCGCACCGCGCTTTTAACAATGTTGACCTATCTGGATTTGCAGGGCATCAGCATTGCCGCCGACCAAGGGCTTGACGACTTGATTGTCAGTTTGGCGGCGGGAGAAACCGACTTCAAACAGCTCGCCGAAACCCTGCGCCGGCTGGATAAGGAATAGGCATATCCGACAACAATGCCGTCCGAAGATTCAGACGGCATTTTTATTGAAAGGCTTTTCTTCAACCGCTTTACACAAAGGCGGTTTTTTTATGCCGTCTGAAAGCCCTTCAGACGGCATTGGTTTACACGGCAGGAGTCCCCCCGCCTTTAAGCAGGAGAGGATGTCAAGGATGCCTGATTTTTAAATCACCCCTTGAAAGAACGGGCGCACGGCATTAATATACAGATATCGACAAGTAAGGTTACAACCATTAAGGAAATACGATGAAATACAAAAATGAGGGTTTTAATGGCTGGTAAGGTGCGGAAACAAATAAAACAAGGAGGTTGGTTGTCAGTAATTGCCCTAACCTCCTTGTTTGTATCTGTATTCACTTTATTTTACATATTCAGGCACAGCGTACAGTTTAACCTATGAGGGACGGCCGAATGGCTGATGTTTTGGCAACTGACCGTTGTTTCAGTAACCGCCGTCATTGCACTGGGGACAATATTCATCAATAAGAAAACTTCAAAGCAAAAGGCGACATTAGATGTTATTTTGAATGATTACCAAGATGCACAATTTGTAGAAGCCGACAATCATATTTCGCCTTATATTCGCGGCACGGCAGTTGACGACAACAACGCGCGGATCGACCTGTATGAAATTTATCAAAATAAGGGCGGACAATGGGAAAAAGAGAGAGGGCATTTACTTACCGTAATCAATCGGCACGAGTTTTATGCGTGCGCAATCAACTCGGGAGTATTGGATGAGGATTTGTTTAAACGGCTGCATTGCACCAACTTCATAAAATTGTGGAATGCAGTTTCGCCTCTTGTTATGAAAATACGCGAAGAAGAACGCAAAGACACAATATTTAGAGAGTTGGAAATTTTGGTTGCATTATGGAAAGCAAACCCCCTAAAGGCATCTGATTTGTGAATAAACAGTCAAAACTGTTCTGAAATATGGGCAGCCACGCAATCGCCGAAATACGCCAAAGCAGCCTTATAAAGTGATTTTTTGAACATAATTTTCTCCTTGCGGAGCATTTTCCAATCAAACAGTTTTAGTTTACTTGGTTTTGTATCCCTAAACAACCGAAATCCGACATCAAGCAATTAGAAAGCTTTTGCATCTTGAAAATGGATAACAAAATATTGCCTGAAGGCGCAAATACAGTACAAAAGCCGTCCGAAACAGTTCGGACAGCTTTTGGCGTATTCTGCACAAGTATTTGAACAACTGAAATTTTATGGTAATATGCATCTACTTTGTAGATACAATAAAGGTGAAGATTATGTTGCGTGTCCAAAAATGGGGGAACTCGGCGGCCGTCCGACTGCCTGCCGACATGCTGAAACAATTGGATTTTAAAATCGGCGACGCTTTGGTAGCGGAAGTACATAACGGCGAACTCCGTGTGCGTGCTGCCCGACGTTTCCGCTTGGCAGACTTGCTTGCCGAAATGGAAGAAACCCCGCCGCGCGTAGAAGGCTGGGAAATCTTGGATGATGTCGGCAACGAGGTCGTCTGAAATGTATATTCCCGACAAAGGCGATATTTTCCATTTGAATTTCGACCCTTCCAGCGGCAAGGAAATCAAGGGCGGGCGGTTTGCGCTGGCTCTGTCTCCAAAAGCATTCAACCGCGCAACGGGATTGGTTTTTGCCTGCCCCATTTCACAGGGGAATGCAGCGGCTGCACGAAGCAGCGGCATGATTTCAACCTTACTCGGTGCAGGAACGGAAACGCAGGGCAATGTCCACTGCCACCAGCTCAAATCTCTGGACTGGCAAATCCGCAAGGCTTCTTTTAAAGAAACTGTACCCGATTATGTATTGGACGATGTGCTGGCGCGCATCGGCGCCGTCTTATTCGATTAAATGCTGAAACCGCCCGAACCTGTAATCTTTTCTTACAGGTTCGGGCGGTTGCTTATTCGGCACGCTGACTGCTTATTGCATGACCATATGCCTGCCATTCCCTTAAATCGGCCGCATGTCCGTCGGCTGTTTCTGCCAGTCCTGCATATTTTTCAGCGCACTGCCCGAATAATAGCCAGCCTTGGGAATCTGACGCGCCATCAGATGCGGTGGCGGCGGTAGTGGTTGCGGGCAGGTTTCTGCTGCGATTTTGGGCGGCGGCGTAGTGGCGCAGGCGGTTAAGCTCAAGACGCATAGCGGCAACAGTTTTTTCAGCATTTTGTTTTTCCTCTTCTAATTTGGTTTGTCGTTCGGCAAACGCGGCAGCGGCCTTCTGCTCGGCAGAACGCGCCTGCTTTGCCTGCTCGATATAGCCGTCTTTCAGACGATTCGAAATTTCGGCAGCAGCAGCCTCCCGTCCCATGCGGTATTTTTCGGCACGGTCGAAATGCCATGCGGTAAAAATCAGGACGATTAGCAGCAATACGCCTACCGGCTTCCAGTATTTCAATAAAATATCCATTTCAGACGACCTCAAGGATGCAGCCCGGGCAGATACACGGTTTTGCCGTTTTTCTTGGTTGCGGTCAGTATCTGGTTGCGTTGCGGGCTGTTGCGTCGGAAACCGATGTGTACCCATGCGCCGTCCCCGCGCTCGGGAAATTCGAGTATCAACTGGTCGAATTTCAGCGCGCCTTCATCACGCATTTTGATTAACAGTTTGGCAAATGCCGGCGAGGTCATACCCGATGCGTCACAATCGGCGGCAAGTCCGTGCCGGTGCGCCGATGTCGGGCTGCCACCGACCAATTTGTTTACCTGCTCGCTGCGCAAGCAACTTGTTACGATAATCGGGCGACCGACGTATTCGCGGATTTTTTCAAGCTGCTGTGCGGTGTAATAAATGTTGTCCATTTCGGCGGGCGACGGTTCGTTCGGTACACCTGCGCGACGCGCGGTTTCACTGCGTGTCAACTCGCGCAGACTGAAATTTTTGGTAACTTGCATTTCGGTTCTCCATGTTCTTTTCAAATAAAAAACCGCCTAAACGACAGGCGGCTATCTCAATAATTCTGCGTATAAAGTTTTGATACGAAAACGCCGCGAAGCTGCATACTTTGCGGCGTTTTGCTTTTTTCAGGCAAACTATTTCAAACCATGCCGATGCCGCCATTTGACAACCCGTACCGAACGGCTGCCGAAATATACACAGGCGGCAATATCCATCATAAATTTGCCTAAGCTCGGCGTCAGTCCGTAAGCAAAAACTATGTAAAAGGTATAGATCGCTCCACCTAAAAAGGCGAGATACGCCCACGCCTCCGGCGACAATGCACTCCATTTGCGCCCGTTCAGACGACAAATCATCAAGTACGCCGAAATCAGTGATGGGGCGGCAGAAAGAATCAAAAGTAATTTCATTTTTTCGGTCTCCACGGCAGAAGATTCAGCAGCCACTCCACAATATCGTCTGCATGCTTTTCGAACGATGGCCAGACAGCGCGGGCAAATCTCAACAATACCTGCCACAACAAGCCGACAACGACGGGGGCAAAGGCATGTGCAAACTGTATGCGCTGCTCACCCAGCGACGGATGGCTGCCAACTACTTCGCCGATTAAGAAATGCGTCAGCGGTGGGGCAAAAGCGCCACCCAAAAGCCCGCCGATAACGATATAGGCCACTACCATCCAGCGGCTTTTCGGCTCGCTTATCATCGTTACCGCCGCCGAAGCCACTGCGCCCAGCACGACTGCATCGACAGGCATCCCCAACAGATAACCTGCGCCGACCACGCCGCCAAAAGTATAAACGGCGGCAGGGGTAATAATCGGTTCAGACATTTTCTTTTCCCTTATGCGAAGGTCGTCTGAAACTGTTTTTCAGCCGACCTTCCGTGTTATGAATCAGATGGCTGCTTCAGGCAAATCGGCATAGACCAACTCCGCGCCGGTCAGGCTGTTGGCGGAAATAGGCTGACCGTAGGCATCGACCGCGCCCCCTTCAACCGCTGCTACAACAGCCTGGTATGCCCAGTCCAATACATCCGTACCGCGAGGCGGCACGCCCGGAATATTCAACTGCATCGAACCGACCGAACGTCCGCGACGTTCAAATGTCGATTTGCGCACATAGCTGTCTAACGACACCACATTAAAGCCGGTTGCATAATCCAGCGACACATGTCGGATGACGTGAAACTCGGCAGAACTGTCGGTTTCGGTATCGATGATTTCACGGTTGATTCCGACGGTGATTTGATTTTTGTCTTTTGACATGATGGTTTCCTTTGGATAAAAAAAGACCGTCTGAACCATTCAGACGGTTTCGGTTTTGCAGCCGTATCTATTTCCGTTTCCGAAAATGACGGTAGAAAAGGATACAGGCTAAAAATAAAGGCAGCAGAAAGCGCGCATAGGGATACCACGGATGGTCTGCATGCCAGTATCCGTGCCGTCCCTGTGGAACGGTATCATAGCGGTAACTGTCGGGGAAAAAGTTGATCCAAACCGTTACTGCCAGCCATAAGGCTATATCCCTGACTGCTTTCATTTACTTCTGCTCCTGTTTAAATTCCCAGCAATTCGATTTCAAAGCGCGAACGCCAACGGGATTGCGCGGTTACGATGCAGACTTTCAGACGGCGGTCTTTTGCAGTGTACTTTAACCAGCTTTCGTAAAATGCCTCAAGGACTTTACCGGCATTATTAACCTTGCTTTGCTTCAACACTTTAAACACTTCATCACGGGTTTTACTTTTCAGATAGCTTCCAAACGACGAATTCCCAAAAATAAGCGGAATTTCGTTTGGCGCAAGTTTGACAATACTTCCTGCAATACCGTCTGCCAACACCGCCATCGGCCTGATGCGCTCATGGCAGGTCGCAATTTCGTCAAACATCTTGTCCACCATATCAACGACGGTTTCGGTAATTTGACTGGGCTGCACCTTGACAGCTCCGTCGAATAAAGCGTTAATAATTTTAACATAGGCTGTACGTTTTGCCTGATCCATAAATAAACCTCCATAAAAAAGCCCACCCTCAGGCAGGCAGAAAAAAGCCGTCCTTTCGGACGGCTAAAATTTAAACAATAAGACAGACAATACCCGATAAATCGCCCAAGGGTGAATAATCAAAATTGCCGCTAATGCGGCAGAGGATATGCAACGAATGTGCTGCACCATCGATACCCTTCTGAAAAGATATACTGCCTGTCTTTGGTAGATGGAATGGGACGGAAAAACTAAGAGGCACCTCCTGCGGAGTCCTTATATACAGCGGCGGAGGGCCAGGAACCCATACGGAAAACTTTTTGTTACGCGCTATCCTCTTTTCAGGTGACTGAATCGTAACCTCCCGCTGAATCACACCATCCATGTGCAGTTGTAGACTGACAACTGCACCGTTTTCTGCAACAGCAAAAACCGGCGGCACGATAACCGTCCGGCGTGTTTTTCGGCTATCAGGGATTTGGCATATCAATTCCTGATAACCTAATGGCGACTGCTTCAGCTCAAACGTCCTGACCGCCACGACATCTCCGATGATATTAGCGACCTCCAAATCCACGGCTTCAATTCGCGCGCCACGTATCGTACCACCCTTAATTAGACCTGCATTGACGGTTGCACCATTCAGCGTTGGGGCTTCGATAGTCTGGTTGGCAGCGATGTGCTTTGCCAGTATCGAACCAGTCGCGAACAGGTCGCCGTTCAAAGCCTGCTTCGCCTTGCCGTTTTCGATAACGGTAACGAAAGCGGGCGTAACCGTCTTATCTTTCGGATCGACATAAGCAACTTTATCTGCCATCAGGAGGATTTCGCCACTTCCCGTCTTTCCATCGGCTCCCACTGCAACCCCTGCAACTGCCCGACGACCGCCTGCTATTGCCTCAGTCTTCAGCGTGTACAAAGACTGTATTTTCCCTCCTATCTCTGCAACAGCAGAACTGGCCTGCTGAACTTTAGCCGACAAGGTAGTCAAAGCAGACGTATCGGCGTTACTGTCCTCCGGTGCAGGACTCCAGTCAGTTGCTACCGTGCCGCGCTCCAGTTTTACATTTGAAACCTTGATGGATTCTGATGTCTGATACCGCGCCTGAACGATGAAGCTTCGAAGTGCTTTAACCTCTTTGGCAACCGTGTGTTTGGCGACAATACGCTGTTTCAGCGTTTTGGTCGTACCGCTGACGGCTTCGCCGTACCACGCAGCAAAATAACCTACCGAGTTGTCCGCATAGATTACGGAAAATTCCGCACCGATTCGCGGGTATGGTTTGCCATGAGGCGATGTGGCGTTTACCAGTTCGATATCGCACGAGATAATCAAACTATCGCCTTGCTTCAGATCCAAAGCAGACGAAACGTCGATAGTGACGGTTTTGGTCTGATTATTCTCGCTAGCGGTCAACACTTTGCCGGCTGTTCCTGTTGATAAGGCATAATTCCGACCGCCGACTTCAACATTCTCCAGCTTCGCCGTCAACGTGTTGATCTCAGACGACCTGGCAGCATCCTGACGTGTTACGGTTTCCCGCAATGCCGAAATACCGCTTTCTGCATTACCAAGTCTGACAGCCAGTGTTTCACGCGCCTGCGCCTCGGCTCTGTCGCCATCGGTACGGGCTTTTTTTTCGGCTTCCAGCCCGGCGGCGGTATTGCCTTGCGCAGACGTAACAGTTTGGATTTGCTGCGCCTGCTGCTCATTGACAGCTTCTGTTGCGGCAATACGCGTACCGATTTCGGATGACTTTCTGGCAAGCTCGGCAGTTCGGGCAGATGATTCCGCCTGTATTGCCGCCGTTCGCGCCCGTGCTTCCTCCTGTAAGGCTTTAGCACGTTCCGCTGCCTCTGCAGACACTTTCAACCCCGCAGCCGCAGCCATATCACGATTCAGCGTGTCTATCAGCTCCCTGCTTAATGCAGACTTCCCGATTGCACCCTGAATCTGCTGCACTATCGGCGCAGGATTGTTATCTGCCCTACCCTGTACGGCAGCGGTAAATTCCCCCGTATTTCCTGCAATATCACGTATGCGCACCCAGAAATAATAAACGTCGGCAACGCCGACGCCGGTTAAGGTATAACTGTTTTGCGGATACGCCAGCGACGCGAGTTTCGTTGCCGTCTGAAGATTGTTGGTCTTGCTATACCACAGCTCGAAAACCAAATCGGAAACAACGGTTTGCGGCAATACCCAATCCACGGTCACAGACAGTGTTTTCGGCGTCGTCCTCAATCCGGTAACGGTATAGTCGATACTCCAAGCCTTAACCAACGGTGCGGACAGTACACCCCGTGCATTACGGCCGCGTATTTCCGCCCGATAATTGCCGTTCGGCAGATTTTCCAAACGAATTTCCGCTGTCTGTGCATCAGGGATATGGCGGTATAGGCTGTTGTTACGGTAAATCTTAATATCGTAAGTTAAAACCTGACCGTTTGCGGCCAGGTTGTCCCATGTCACCACAACTGTCCCACCGTCGGTATTGACAGCCGCATCGGTCAACACAGGGGCAGTGTTGTGCAGCGTGGTAATTTCATGGTCAAAATGCGCAAAACTATCCACGGCAGCATATTTTTTCGGGTCATGCAGCAACGCGGTAACGGTATAAGTACCCGCATCCGTATTCTCTTTGATGCCGATGGCACGGTAGAGGCGCGGCTTGACTTTGCCGGATAAAACCCACGTATCGCCAGCCTGCAACGGCACCTCACGCTCCAAAGTAACCTTATTGCCTGCTGCCGCAGTTATCTTCGCTGATTTCAGACTACCGCCTTCAGAATAAAACACCAAGGCTCCGACCGCATCGGATACAGGTCGATCCAGCGTCAGCACATTGCCCGAAATGGCGGCAACACGTCCAGACAACTCTGCACCTGCGTATTGATTGTCCATAATCTGCACGATGTCGTAAGGCAGATGCTTCAACCCCTCACGCCCGATTTCAAACGTTACGGCGTTCTGCTGCCGCAACTCAGTTTGCAGCGTCCATGCGCCGAAACGTGCCGCCTGCCCGCGCGAATCGCAGCCGAACGCAGTAATCTGCTTGATATTCAAACCATAGCGGGCAATGGCTTCGTTGTCGGCTACATATTCTGTTTTAGCGCGATAGCCATCGTATTTGTCTATATACTGCACATGAACAGCAGTATGAATGGACTTCAACGCTGCACCCGCATAATTAAACAGGCCGTCTTTAACATTGGCATTGGTATATTGCGCCACCGGATCGGCGTCGGCATCCATGACGACGGATACTTGCTGTCCGTTCCAAACCGGTAAACCGGTAAAGACGCTGGCAAGATTGTTCAAAAATTCACCTGCCTGCATCAGGTCGGTAATGTAGGCGTTGCAGACGAAACGCGGCTCTTTGCCGCCGAAGCCGTCATCGACCGGCTCGTCGCAATATTTCCCGATTTGGTACAGGCTCCATTTGTCTATGTCTGCCACATTCAGACGACGTGCCAGCGTGGAAAATCTCGGCTGGGTCAGCACATCGTAAAAAACCCATGCCGGGTTGTTTGTCCATGCGGTTTTGAAACTGCCATCCCATGTTCCACCCGTATATTGGCGGGTTTCAGGATTGTAATTGGACGGCACTTTGACCAAGCGGCCTTTCATCAAATAATTGCGACGCGGAATCTGATTCCCGAACTGCGCCGAATCAATCGACAATGCCGCAAACGCGGTATGCGGATAGCTCAATTTCGCATCAACGATTTCAACGTAGGACGAAAAATAGGTATTGTTGCTGACCTTGTCGGTCTTGGAATCAGGCGAAATTCGGAAAACGCGGATATTGAACGGCACTTGCGGCACCACATCAAATTCGACATCCTGATAATATGTCCCGCTGGATTTTTCATTGAAACGCACCTGATTTGATGCCTGCACACCATTGCTGTTTATCAACTCAACGCGCATTAAGGTATCAGCAGGCACGGTGTCGCCGTTGTCTTCAACCTGTGCATTCCGCTCGACAGCGACCGTAATCCGCAAACGGCTGACCAATTCGTCGGTAACGGCGCGAACCATCGGCTGATTCTGCTTCACCGCAGCCGAAACGGCTACGGTGCGCTCGGAAGCATCGAAACCCGGAACATAGGACTGGTCTTGCTCGCCACGCTGGAAATAACCCGTAACTCCATTAAAATTGTAGCTGCCGTCCGAATTTTGGACAGGAGTGTCATCAAAATACACGCTTTTGAACGGCGCATCATCGCCGTTGGCAAACCCCGAAACCACACCTTCGGATACCGCATCAATAATCCGCAGCGACTGGGCGCTGGATAAACTGTTTGGGGCTTCATAAGGTGTCCGTTGTCCTCCGCCCGATTTGCCGCCCATATTGTTTCCTTTCCTGATTCAAAACCTTACTTCACGGTATTCAGAATACCGATCAAAGCCCAAAAATACACAAACAAAAACAGACACGCCGCGAAGTTTGCCCCTTCGCGGCGTTTCGATTTTTCAGACGACATTTCAGCCCGAAAACGCCGCCTTATAATTGCGCGCCCGCACGCTGTCGTCTGAAAAGTCGGTACGGTATTTCTGCCCGTTCGGCGCTGTTGCTGCTACGCCTTGAACGAATGTCTTGGACAAACTCAAATTCAACACCGCACCTGATGAAGCCGCCGTCGATGAAGGTTCAATACGGCGGGACTGCACACCTTGCGATATAACACGGCTGCCGCAGTAGCAAAGCCCGTAAGCCAACGGCACAGGACGCCCCTGTGCCGCTGTATTGGCAAGGTTGGAAAAAGCAGAATTCTTACTCTCCTCCACCCCCTTGCCGCCGGTATTCAATTTGGGCTGCTTGGTCAACATTTGGGCGACACCGCCAGCCACCATACCGATACCGACGGCGATAAGCTGCGCACCACCGGCCCAACTCGTATACGCGCCGACTACAATCAAAACCACTCCGACAATGGTTTGGATCAACCCGCCATTTTTACCTGCGCCCTGTACGCGCGGAACAATGTGCAATACACCGTCAGCAGGTCGTCTGAAAACGCTACCTATCGTTTCTTCCGACTGGTCTTTACCGTCAAACCGAACCTGATACACCCCGTCCCGAATCCGCTGACGCAAGCCTTTGATTTGGGTAAACAGAGCGTGCAGGGCTTCGGCTGGCGTCTCGACGTGCAAAACAAAACGGCGGCCGTATTCGCGAAGGCCGCCGTACAGACAAACAGTAATCATGCTTGCTCCATATGGGTAAAATCGTTCTCAAGTGCCTGCATCATGGCCGGCTCGAAATCGGGATGCCGCCAAACGCTGTGCGTAACATCCGCCCAATAGCGGGTATAAGGTACACGGCAGCTCAATTGATTGTAGGCATGGTGCAGCATCCAGTCGTTGCCCAAATACAGGACGGCATGGGACGCATGCCCGCCCGTTGCCGTCAAGACCACATCGCCGGCGCAAAGGCCGTCTGAAACACGGGAAAACCCGCAGTTTTCCAAATGCTTTTCCAAAAAGCCTTCCGCCGCATCCTCATCCATATCACCGCGTGGATGGTCGGGAAAAACCAGCCCCATCAGCATGAAGGCATCGCGCACCAGCGCGCCGCAATCCGTCTTGCCGTATTCGAATACACGCCCGCGCAAATGCGGAACGGGGCGGAACAGTTTCAGACGGCCTTGTGTAACCAAAATCCAAGGCAAGCCCGTTTCGACCTGCATCCGTCTGTCTGCACCCGATAAAAACGGCTCGCCGCGCGGATGGGAATGCACGACTGCCACAATCTCGCCGACGCGCTCCGCCGCCATCCAGTCGTCAGCGGAAATCTCAAAGGTTTCATGCGGATTTTCGGCGCAATTGGACAAAGGCAGAAACTCATAGCCTTCATAACTGAAAACCAAAACCCCGCACATTTCAGACGGTACGGCTTCTTCAGCACACGCCAGCATTTCGCGGCGGGCTTCTTCACTTAACAAATCCAAATCCATCATGTCGTTACCTTATCACTAGATGGGAAACCGCCGAACGGCAAAACTGCCGTCGCGCCAAACCGCGCCCTACATCCTGTCAGTGTTTTGCTGCATACGTCTTTGGACGCATCGTCCGTGGGCATATCGAAACGGTCGGCAACCGCACGCCCCGTATAACCGCACCCTTCGCCGCGATACTGCCAGCAGCAGGTATTTGCCAGCATAATACGGGCGGGAATGACCGAACCATCCGATTCGGACGGCGCGGCAAGTTCGAAGGTTGCCGTTTCTGCATTCAATGCCGTCATCCGTTCAACCAAATATTTGCCGACGACTTCCTGCATCGGGTCTGCGGTCGGATTGCGCCCGGACTGGAAATTGACCGCATCTAAAAACTTGGCATAGGTTTGACGGCGCACAACCAGCACGCCGACGAGCTGACCGAACTGATCCGCCGCGCCCGTAATCAAACCCAAGAGATTCGATACCGTCAGCGTCGGACGGTTACCCGCGCCTTGCGAAGTTGATTCAAAGCCGTCAGCCTTAATCGGATAAGGCTCATATGCCTGTCCCTGCCAGACAACCGCCGTACCCCGCTCGTTGACCTGATTGCAGAAATAGAAAACCCGACCGCCCAGCGGCCGCAAGTCCACTTGCCACAAATCGACCAAAACATCCTGCTGCGCGGCAGACAAGGCTTGCAGCATCACACCCGACATGGCCTTTATACGCGGATTCATGAAAGCACCTCCTCAAACGTACAGCTCAATTCGTAGGCTTTGCCACCCTTCGCCGTTTCCTAATATTCCGATACCTTGACCAATACAGGCACGCCGTCGGGCGGTCTCCAATTAAACGGCTCAACACCGCGCCGGGCATCAAAAAAGGCTTTGATTTCTCCCATCAAAGCCTTTTGTCCGACTATCTTGATCTCCCAGCTTCGCAGCTTCGGTTTCAAAGATTTAGGCTGCCGTTGCTCGTAGCCGTCGCCAAAGCGGACGGAACGGACATCGAATTTATGTACAGCCTTATTGTCCGAAGCAACACGCCATCGGAATGTTTCAGTCATGATCGGTTCCTTTCAGACGACGGCGGATTCGCATTTGAAGTGCAACTTTCCCTAACAGAAAAAGGCCAGTATGCGGTAGCATACGACCTTTCCTGCAAGAAAGATTGCCATGAGCTACACGCAACTGACCCAAGGCGAACGATACCACATCCAATACCTGTCCCGCCACTGCACCGTCACCGAAATCGCCAAACAGCTGAACCGCCACAAAAGCACCATCAGCCGCGAAATCAGACGGCACCGCACCCAAGGGCAGCAATACAGCGCCGAAAAAGCCCAGCGGCAAAGCCAGACTATCAAACAGCGTAAGCGACAACCCTATAAGCTCGATTCGCAGCTGATTCAGCACATCGACACCCTTATCCGCCGCAAACTCAGTCCCGAACAAGTATGCGCCTACCTGTGCAAACACCACCAGATCACGCTCCACCACAGCACCATTTACCGCTACCTTCGCCAAGACAAAAGCAACGGCAGCACGTTGTGGCAACATCTCAGAATATGCAGCAAACCCTACCGCAAACGCTACGGCAGCACATGGACCAGAGGCAAAGTCCCCAACCGTGTCGGCATAGAAAACCGACCCGCTATCGTCGACCAGAAATCCCGTATCGGCGATTGGGAAGCCGACACCATTGTCGGCAAAGGACAGAAAAGCGCATTATTGACCTTGGTCGAACGCGTTACCCGCTACACCATCATCTGCAAAT